CTGCTCTGCTCTGCTCTGCTCTGCTCTCAGGATTGTGCTGTGGTAGCGTTCCGTTGTCAATAAGCTGTTTTATCAGTTTTTCAGCCTTTTCATTGTTAATATAATATTTCTCGTCCACATCATCTTCAAGGTAATCTTTCAACCTTTTTTTCAGAGGTATCGGCTGCGGAAAATGGTAGTTGTATTCTCCCAAAAAGGAAAACATAAAGCATCTTTCACGGTTCTGTGCAACTCCGTAGTTCTTTGCATTCAAATCCTGCCAATAACTCACATATCCAATGCTTGTCAGAAAATCGATCCAGTTCTGATAATCTTCCATGTTTGCATTGGCATGGACCTGCGGTACGTTCTCCATGAACAGAATCTGTGGCAACTCACCGCCACCATCTCTTATTTCTTTCAGAATACGTTCTACTTCCCACAAAAGGCCGGACCGTGTACCACTTCCTTTTTTCATGCCTGCTTGTTTTCCGGCAACCGATAAATCGGTACATGGGAATGAATAAGTAAGTAAGTAAGTGAATACCTCCGTGTCGCAAATATTCAAATCTTCCGCATGGACCTTAGTTATATCCATAGTTGGAAAACTTGTGCCATGCACTGCGTTATAGCTTTCTATGGCATACTTATCAAATTCTACAACTCTATAATGCTCAAATTTTGCACCAATTCTTTCCAGCGCCATTGCCTGTGAACCATATCCGGCAAACAGTTCAATTAATCGTATAGGTTTTGTAATACGGATTGGTTCACGTATCATGTCAAAAATGCTTATCTGATTCTGACATTCGTAATCAAACTTATCTAAATCACTCATTTTTTTCAAGGAGACCGCATATGCTTCACTCTGGCCAGAGTCTCGGCTCCTTTCTGATCTATTTATTTCAAATCTTTTCTCTGATTTCTTTTACAAGTACATCATCGTCAGAATATGTCTCTGAAAGTTTAATTGCTGCGGCTTCAAGCAGTTCTTTTAAATCTGCTATGTAGTTGATTTTATTTGCTTCCACAACAGCTTTTTTGTCCACGACTTCCGACACAAGTGTATCCAATGGGAGCAGTTCTTCGCGGCTTTTCAAAATCAAATCCATCATATTCTTTGGAAGTCCGACTTCATCCAGACACTTTTTAAGGATATCCTGTGTAAGTTCGACTTTCTCTGATTCTTCCTCCTGATCAGCACTTCCATTTGCGATTAAGGTATCGTCCAAAACGCTGTGTATTTCCAAGCAAATCTTATTATTTTCTGCATCATCTTCTCCCAGCACATCTTTTAAAATGTTCTGGAACACTTTCTTTTTCTCTGATGCTGTCATTTTTGCTTCGCAACCAAGTCCAGCTTTCATAAATTCAGAGTGTGGCTCGTTCGTGTTTTTACTGTAAAACATCACAGAATGGATGTCTGTGCTTCGCTCAGTAAATGCTGGGAAAATAAAACCTGTATCTGGCATCCCGACAACCCAGTCTCTGATTCGTGATTCAATGCGGTTTTCGTCCTCACGGTAACCAAGCCCCGGCTTTGTCAGATTGACCGGACAGATTGCGCAAAGCAGATACTCATAAACCTCTTCTGATTCATCCAGCTTGTCATTGTCAGAAGTTTTGGTTATGACATCATAGGCATCGTGGAATATCAGGATCAGATAATTTCCGACATAATCGTAACTGTCAATGATCATGTCATAAAAAGTATCCATCAGATCATCATTTTTCAGTTTGCTTTCACGCAGTCCCATCAGAAACTGTTGTCTTCCGCCATTACCTTCCTCTTCGAGTGGAAAATCCAACTCCAAAAGATTGTTTCCTAACGTGCCGGATAACGCTTTTTTTGCAATGTCGAGATATTTATAATATTCTGCATCATCCAGATTTAAAAATGTCTCACTGATTTTTGTGATTTTATTATGATCAGCGTCTACATAGCAGCCACACATACGAGTGAATGTACAGGCTTCCTTTTTAAATCTTCTTTTAATTTCTAAAACATCCCTTTTGTTCATAAAATTTAATCCTCACTTTCTTCCTTTTCGGTTTCTTCCTCTTTGATCGTTGCGATTTCTGCGCTTAAATTCCTGCTCATGGTAGATAAGATTTTTACAATCATTTCGCTTTTCGTCTTATTATCAACCTCTCCGGCGGCATTCTTTTTCGCTTCCAGCTTGTCCCTGTATTTATCGTACTGTCTGGAATTGATATATCCAGCTTCGTACCAGCCGAATATGTCATCATTTGAATAGCACTTTTCGCCTTTGATCGTCACGAAAATCTCATTGACCTTTTCACGTTCTTTTTCTGCTTTGGTCTGATATTTATCTCTTAGCTTCTGTATTTCTTTTCTGATTGTCTCCAAGGCTGTTATTTCTACATTGCTCATTTTTTCACTCCTTCCGGTTTCTCGCACCGTTCAAATGATATTACCCACACCCAAGGATTAGCATCCCAACCGTAGCGATTGAGGTCGGATTTCTTAATGGTACTGTTCCAGACTTCTACGAACTTATCGACTTCATCATATCCTTCATCAGGACATACATCACATCCAAATATATCATTACAGTCTCTGCAATTTGATGGGTATATTCCCTCTTTGATACATTCATTATCTGTAATCTCCTGCAACCGCTCCACTCTCACATCCGTAACCTTAAGCCAGATACGTGCCGCTTCTTTCGGCATGTGGATTGATGGTTTCCACTTTGTAACATCGGCAATGTCATTTCTTTGCCAATCTTCGTAGTAATAGTATCCGTTCGGTGCCTTTTTCCATGTTTCACGGACATACAGGATGTTGCCCGGCTCATACGGTGCTTTATATGCCGTCATTATCAATTCCGCATCCGTCATGTCGCAATATGGCTTAAACGTCATCCTCTTACCTTTTAAAAAATCATCAGGCGCAGCATTTTTACACTTGTCTGGCAACATTCCCAAAAACTGACGAGAACTTACCAGCCGCCTGGTGCAGGTCTTCCACCCGTTCAGAATTGCCCGGACCATTTCTGTGTTGAATAAAATCGGTTTAATTGACATCTACTCCACCGCCTTTCACGATCTCGATTGCTTTCTCAACCGCATCATTTATAGTCTTGTTTTCAATTTCTGTCATATGATACAAACTACTGTCCCAGTAACTGTCATATTTATTTCCATATTTTTTTAATCCATACAACTGCTCCACAACCTTGTCCGGGTCATAGGCGGTCGGTTGCGCATCTATTAATTTTAAAATTGCATCTTTAATATCATTAGTAAATACATCTTTATTTTCTACCTCATCCCAAATTCCTAAAATTTTTATATGTCCTTCTAATTCATCAGCATCAATCAATCTCATCGTTCGCCCTCTTGTTCCAATCTGTAGTTGCTTTCGCACGCTCGTCTCTCCCTGTTCTGATTCCTCCTTCCTGATCCATGTACATCTCACATTCATAGCTTTTTGGAAGTTCTGTTCCGCATTTCATACATTTGATTTTGAACATTACCCCAACATCCGAATGTAATGGCTTATTTCTAATGGTTAAGAACATTGCTTTTCCACCGCAGAACGGACATGGCTTAAGGCTTTCACTCATTCTTCATCACCTCCAAAACTAAATTCAATCCCATCGCTCCAATCGACACCTAACTGTTTACATTTTGCTCTCGTAGATGTACCTCCAGAATGACTGGTTCTGAAAAGAAACAGTTCTTGAACGATACTAAAATATGACATTCTATAATAAAAGCGTTCCTCTTCGTCCAACTCCCTAATAGCATCTTCACCATGCACATATTCGTACCATTCCTCGAACTTTCCGACCAACTCCTGCATAAGGCTAATGCAATACTTCAAGATGTACTTTTCATCGTGGCTCTCCAATTCTTTCTCTACAATCTGTTTCTCCATCGCCGCCCGGCATTCTTCCACCGTGCCGATTGCGCGGTACTGCTTCAGTTCTTCCAACCATTCAGCAAGTTGCTCATGTTCGTTTGCACATATAGTATTGCCATATGTAATGGCTTCTTTATCAACCGATTCTGGAATATACGCATTATCTTCGATTAGTCTTGCTGACATCTTTTGGCATTCAGCCACTTCTCTTGCGTGTGATATAGCTTCATCAATTGTCATAGTCACACCTCCAACAGTTCCGGGTTATCAATCATGTTGCCGATCACTTCAAAATTCTCTGAATCAAAATCATCCAGTTCCTCGTAGTAATCACAGCCCGGCTCATTCGTACACCATCCGTTTTCATGCCACACGACACGCTTTCTCGTCTCATCTTCTGGAAACTCAACGTCGATATGCCCTGAAAGAATATCATTCTCAAAAATCCGTCTGCCGCTTTTATCATTAAGTCCTGTGCACTGGCAAATAGTTGATGGGTCTATCTCGTAAACAGCTTTTTTACTTGCGAAAACCGGTTTAAAAATAAGCGGTCTTCCTGCAAGTTCATAATAACTACCAGACATCCATTCTCCGTCATCAATGCACTTTCCGCGGAATAAATATCTATCTTCCATCCTTTTTCTCCATTTCTTTCTGCAACCATTTCTTGATATTATTTTTGCAACCTGTATCACAATTACTATGTCTGCAATTTATTTTGTCTGATAAATACACTACGCAATGCTGGCTCACAGTAGACAGCATTTCTGCCAACTCCTCATCCGTCATGCTTCTGATCCGGTCTGCATTGGTCTGTGGCTTCTTCTGGTCTCTAAGAAACGCACCAATTACAGGCATATCCCTGTCTGCAAAAGAGAGATGCTCACTACTTTTCGCAGAATAGATAATCAAAGGATTCTGTCTTCCAGCTTTACCGGCTCTTAATACCTCATAATGATTGTTTGAGAGCGGAAGCAATTGCCATCCATCCTTAACCAGCCATTTCTTTAAATTTTCTAACTTACTGATATGTAACACATTTCTTTTTGCCATATTTCTACCTCACTAAATCCGTTATTTTAACAGATACCCCTTTATATTTCCCGGTGCGACAATACTCTGCTGTATCAAAAAAACAAATGCATCCATCATCTTTTTTTTCAAGTGCTATGCTTACACCATTGCTTACCAGTGTATTTTTTAACAGCGTCAGTACCGCCTTTATCTCATTCTTGGTTTCATCTGTCATTTTAACTTCACCTTTCTCTTTCTGCCTTTCTTCTCAAACTTATCGCACATCCCAACCGGGCATCTACGCCTTAATCTGGTCTGTAAATAATATCCACACATGATTTCTGTTTGGCTTTGCTTGTACGAATATTTACATTTCCAGCAGTATTTTACGCTTGTCTTTGTCATTTCTCCCATGTTAATAATCCTTATTTCGCCACTTAATTTTTATTTTATATTTCCACTCGTTATCATCTTTTCAATGATTTCCTCCTGCATCCGCTCTGCGATATGATCCCGGACTGATTCTTCTGGAAATGCGATCTGATATGTCCGCTCCTTGATCCGGTTCGTGATCCGGTCATCGTAGGATAGCTTGTCCAGCGGATCATTACTCGTGAAAATCGTTACCTTCTGGTTTATGTACCGCTCGTTGATGATCTGATACATTTTGTCGTTGATCCATGCCGCCGGTGCTTCCACACCAAAATCATCAATGATTAAAATATCCGTTGTGGAAAGTGCATCTAAAAGCTGGCTTTCATTGCCTGCTGCATCCCTGCGCCATGTATTCTTGATTTCCTGCAAGATGGTCAGTGATACTGCAAATTTGACTGTATATCTTTTCATCAGTTCATTTGCAATCCCGGCAGCAATCCTCGTCTTACCGCTTCCCTTTGTCCTAGACCAGATATACAGTCCCATGCCTCTTTCCTTCTGGCTCTCGAAATCATCCAGATAGGTTTTTATGATTTTACAGGCATCTGACACCATCTTTTTACTTTCCTGCTTCCTGTACACATCCATTCGAAACGATCTCAGATCCATCCCACGGAATGCCTCCGGTATATCTGCGAATCGCAACCGCCTTGACATGACCGCTTTTTCACGGCATTTACACGGTACTGCTATTTCAACTCCGTCTTTTATTTTCAAGATCCACTCCCGACCTTCGCAAATTGGACACACATCAGAATCCTTGGAAGTCTCCGGTGTCTCCGCATTCCTGCATAAGTTCGTTGAGTGATTTTTCATGCGTTCCAGTATCTCTTCCAACTGGTCCATCGTTCTCTCCTTTCAGATACTGCATAAACAAATTTTCTTTCAAGAAATTCTCTGCATTTTTAATATAACGATCAGGTGTCCTTTTCTTTTGACAATCAACAGCGTAATTTTGTGCAGCCATTATCAGATCATCTTCCGTTACACCAGCCAGTACCGCATTGCAATATTCTGTTTCAGCAAGACAACCAGTACACCGTTTCGGATAGGCTGCGGCAAACTCTCCGAATTTTTCCAAGGGGGATATAGGGGGTGTGTTTCTTCCCTTCTTTCCTTCTTTCTTTTCTTCTATTGTTGTCGTTAGTTTGTCGTTAGTCTGTCGCTTGTCTGTCGGTTGCTTGTCATTCTGCTTGTCGGTTGTCTGGTATAAATCGTATTTAACTACTGTAAATACGCTAAATTTGTTTGTCGTTTTGCTTGTCACTTCGCCTGTCTTTTTCAAATGCGAAATTGCTGTGCGAATTTCACGGTCTGTAAGCCCTGTTTCGCCCGACAGTTTCCCGATGGACGAGACAAACGATCCACGTGGAATCGTTGTCCCTTTGAAATTTCCATCCTTCCAATTGGCTTTCAGCAACATATGGATAAACAGCCGGGTTGTATTAATGTCTGTGTACCACTCCCAATCCAGAAGTCCACGGCTCAGTTTTATGTAGTTGCCATCCACCAGATCACCCCGTTTCCAATTCCGATATTGTCACTTCTGTACGAGGATGCCATTTATCTACATCCACATAACTCCCATCAGTGGAAACAATGATTTTACAGTTATCATCCTTAAGGATCTCGTAATGTACCAGAATGTCATGCAATGCCTCATGCAAATTTGTCAGATCAACTCTTCTTCCAGTTGGCATATAATACACAGCTTTTACATTCACAGGGCTTTCAATGGTCTTTATATCCGGCATATATGCCCTGCATTCCGTTTCATACTTCGTGTAGGCTTCGGATGGGATGATAAATGGTCTGCCGCTCCCGGTAAATACAATCCTCTGGCTATTCTTTTTTGTGATCGGTTTCAAAGGTATTGTAAATTTATACTCCATCGACATCCTCCAGATTCAGTTGCGCATTACTGTCTTTGATTTCTTCTGCCAGTACATACGGTGGTTCATAGTTTCTTACGATCTCAATAGCGATATTTTTCTGATTTCTGTGGATGCAGTTATATTTGCTTACCTCGAACTGTCTTTTTAATTCCCGGTAAATATCTGAATACACCTTTCCACGGATGGAGCTGTCATGATATGCATTGCTGTTCTTACCGCCCAGGCAATCAATCACCCGCTTATTTACTTCCGCTTTCACATCATCTGCGTCCGATGGGAGCAACGGCAACGTTTCCTTGAAATCCTGCAAATCTCTGTTGATTGCATCCACTTTACTGTCTACTTCTTTGAGAGCTGCAAACTCCATTTCCAAAAGCTGCATTGGAGACTTCGGTTTCTGAATAACATCTTCCATCTCATGAAAACGATTGATGTAGCGTGCCGTGAACTCTGTTCCTTTAATACCTGTCAGTTTATGGGCGATGAACTCGCAGCCTTTCTTGGTAATGTCATAACATGGTAATGTCTTATTTTGCTCTGTTTTATATGTATTTTCTTTAAAGAAATCGGTGGGCTCAATTTTGAGCTCTCCTAATTCCTTTACATAAGAACGTACATCTCTCATTAAATTTTTATGTTCTTTTTCCACCATCTCCGCAACCTCAACTGAGGTAATTGTTTTCTGTTCTAAATTCAAAACTTCTCCTTTCTCCCGGTACATGACAGCACCGGGAAATCATGGCTTCCAACAATCGTGATATATCATTTTCTGCATGAATAGGTTTCTTTCTGCCATTTGGCAAGGTGTTTCAACCCTATAAATCCTTTACAACAATTCCATAGACCTTATACATCTCTCTGAACCGGATCACTCCAAGGCTGTGTGCCAGTGTATGGTGTTCTCTGCACAAACAGATTTTTTTATAACTGGAATCATCTACTTTTTTCCTGTCATTACCCATTCCGATTGCATCCTCATGATGAATCTCTCCGTCTTTTCCGCAAATCGCACATTTTTTGTGTAACAGGCAGTAGTAAAGATATCTTCCTATGTCATCTGTACGTTCTATTACATTTCCAGAAAGTGGTATCCCCCATTCCAAACAAAATTCAATCAGAAAGCTAATAAAGTCTCTTGCTGTATCCATTGAACAATTTGAAAGACTGATATGTTCTACTCCTGTTCGTACTGTATATTCATTCTTAAGTCTTTCTTTCGCTTCTTCTGGTAAATATCCAGTCCAGTCTGCAATATCCCCTATCGTGGCATATGCCTTTTTTCTCTGTTCTGCAGATATATGTCTGCCATCATCAAACCTGATCTCGGCATTTCTAATTTTCTTTCTTTGGAACATGTCCCCAAGCTTCAGATCTGGAACAGATACAACCAAGTCTGTTCCGTCTTTCCGCTCTCGGTATTGGTTAATCTTTACAAGTGCATGCATTAATCATCACCATATTTCTTTTTCAGACTTCTAATTACATTCGTTGCATCATTTTTTGTTAATTTCTTTTCATCGAGATTATTTGATGAATACAGCTCCTTGACATCAACACCATGTTTTTTGCAGATTGCGAAAATACAATTTTTCTGTGCCTGTGATGCCAATTCATGTCCTTCTTTTTCTACTCTTTCATTGAAATCCTGCTCCTCTGTCTGTCTTTCCACCTGTTTTTTATATTCATCTGAATCTGCATCCTTTTCATCATCCAAAAGGAAAAGACCATTTAAGGAATATTTGCGTGCATAACTGGATGCTGTCCCGGTAATCTGTGAATCATCCATACCTTTTTTACTTCCTGCCTCTCTTGCGTAAGCAGTAACACTTATGGATTCTTCACTTTCACAGTCATGCAATGTTGCTGTTGCCTTTACGTAAATTCGATCTCCAATACACTCCATACAATCTGATAAAGTAAGAGATACTTTATTATCGTCGAGATAAGGTTTGACAGCATTTAAAATTCCTTCTGCATTACGATAATTGTAATTGCCAAAAGAGTTGTATAAATTTTTAGGAGCTTTCAAATTTACCTGTATAAACAACAGTTTCTCTTTTAAACTCATGACTTCTCCTCCACAATTCTGCTTGACCACATATCAGCAAAATGTAACAACAGATACAATGGCGTTTCTTTACCGGAAATATCATATTTAAACGATCCATACAATCCATTATGCCAAAGGATAGCCTGCTCTTCTTCCTCTGTAAGCTTGATGAATCTTTCAGCGATCGCAATACTTCTCACTTCATGCGGAATATACAGCAGTTCTTTATTTGTCTCATATGGTTTTGCTTCTGACTGTACCAATGGATATTCTCCATTTTCATCCTTTTTCCGGCTCTTGATCATATTAGGTACATAGTTTGGTTTTCCATAATCTCCCATCTTTCCAAGATCATGCAGCAAAGCACAAATGATAATGGAATTCTGTGCTTTATCGGATAAAGTTTCTAATCCTTGTGTCAATAAAAATGACATATCCTGCATGATTCCAAGAACATTCCAACTATGTTCTGCTAAACCTCCCTTTTTTGCTAAATGGTTAGAGCCCGAACACGGAGCCGTAAAAAATCCATCATTTTTCATGGCTGCAATCAAATCTTTCATTCCATCTCTTTCAGTGGACATAAGTTTTTCCACAATTAAATCTTCAAATTCTTCCATCTTTCTTTTATCCTCTCTTCCTCTGATTCAATATCTGCCATCTCTTCACGTCTGGCTTGTTTCTCATATAATCTGTGGCGGCGTTCTCTGTCCCTCTCGTATTCTTCGAGCATATCGAGACTGTCCGGTATGTAATCACTGTACATTTTCCACCTCCACGGACTTAATCACGATACCGGACCTTTTCCGACTTTCCATCCTCATCGACATCAATGAACAGTTCATTGCCTTCCAAATTGAATGCTGTGTAATAACTCCCATTTTTGTTGAAAGTAACAGCACCATCTTCCAGTCCAAGTTCTTCCATTAAATCCGAAACTTTATTTAACTGGTCTATCATCTTACCTGCATCTTCTCTGCATAATCTAGTTGCTGGCATTTAAAAATTCCTCCATTTCCATCTGTCTAAAATCTGTAGATAAAATCATGCATCTGACCGCTTTCTCACGCTGTTGATTCATGTACTGCTCGTCCCGGCATTCTTCACACATGTTTCCTTCACCGGGATCTAAACTGCATCCACAGATTCTGCATTTTCTGTAAATCATAAAATCACGCTTTCCAAAAATTTAACTACGTGTTACAATAAACGCAGAAATACTTTTGTATTCCTACGTTTAAATAGCACCTGCGTTCGCCAAAACATTCAGGGTGCTATTTTTTTGTCCTCAAATTCCCCAAGGAACTCAACATCAGCGTCAAGCTTGTCCTTCCGGCGGATCATGTAAAAGTATGCTTTCCGCTTTTCTTCCCGGCGGTTCTCCACATCCATGATCGCAACTCCAATAAGTGCAACCAAAGCTCCGAGAGCTATTGCGATCAGCAGAAAAACATAATACGTTCCATCCGCATCAATCATTCCGCCTAGAAACATGATTCCAAGCCCTACCGCTATAAAAACTTTACTGATCTGCTTCATCTACGCTCCTCTCTACTACATTTTCATAAATCTTAAGATATCTTCTTCTGATGCGCCTAACTCATGCCAGATAACTATTAAATCGCTGATATCAAAATTGTTTTTCTTTATTCTCTGGCAGATAGACGGCTGCGTTAGGTTCAATTTCTCTGCTAAATCTTTCTGTGATACGCCTTGGATTCGCATCTGCCCAATCAACCATTCGTGAAAATCTTTGAGCATGTAATCTTTTTTCTTTGCTGTTCTCCTTGGCATCCTCTCACTCTCCTTTCTGTCCTATTTATTGGACTGGTGTTGTGATATCTTCTAGTCAAGAAGTTTGTCAATTTTAACTTTTAGGATTTTTGCAACAGAATTAAGGTTTTCAACGGATGGTGTTGAATTGTTCCATTTGGAAATTGCTCCGCTACTTAATCCTGCTTTTCTTTCAACAGCAGCAACACTCACGCCTTTTTCTTTGCAAATCTCCTTGATTTTGTCATAAATCAATACGATACCTCCCTTCAAATTTTAGAAAATATTCAGTAAATCTATTGACTTATTACAGAAATTATTCTAATATACAGTTACCACACAATATATTTATTCTGTAATGTTTTGATTTACCGAAAGTTTTCTGTGTTATGTCTATTATTATACAGAATTCTTTCTGTTTGTCAATAGCTTTTTACAGAATTTTTTCGGTAAGAGGAGAATTCTGGATATGACAACATTTGAACGCATCGAAGCTTTAAGAAAAGAGAAAAAAATTTCACAAGGAAACCTAGAAAAAGAACTCGGCTTTTCGAATGGTTCTATTTCCAAATGGAAGAAAAGCACTCCAACACCAGACCGACTACAAAAATTAGCTACATATTTCGGTGTCTCAATTGAGTATCTAATGACAGGAGAAGAAAATAAGGAAAACAATGAATCAACATTAACCAAACGTGATACTAAGCAAATAGAAAGTATCATTGCCAACACTGAACAACTTTTGAAACAAGACGGACTTATGTTCGATGGAAATCCTGCAAGTCCAGAAGCCGTTGAATCTATCCTATCTGCTATGCAAGTCGGTATGGAAATGGCAAAAAAACGTAACAAAGAACTTTATACTCCAAAAAAATACAAAGAGGATAAGTGATATTAATGGATATTCGCAATCTGGTACAATCGTTAGTCAGAAAATATAATACAAGAAATCCTTTTGAAATTCTCAAACAAAAAAATATGATATTAGTCTACGCTCCTCTTAATGGTGTGCGCGGCTTTTATCAATATTTTCAGAGAAATCACATTATATACATAGATGAGAATTTATCAGATTCAGAAAAAAGATTTGTTTGTGCACATGAACTAGGGCATATGCTGTTGCATAAAAAAGCAAATGCGCTTTTTATGGATACTCATACATTTTTTAATACTGAAAAATATGAAGTAGAAGCAAACACTTTTGCTGCGGAATTATTAATTCCAGATGAATTAATTTTTGAACATCCAGATATGCCAGCAGATCAGCTTGCAAGGCTTGCCGGATATAATGAAAAAATTATGAATTTCAAACAACTATTATAATATTTGAGCCTACAATTGCTGTTATGGAATTAATTTAGTAATTTGAATGTTCCACCATATAAATTATCAACCAAAGGGAGAACTACATATGCATAAGGTTTTTTTTAAACAACTTCAAAAGTTAATTGGTGTATTTTTTCTATTAGAAACACTTATCGGCATCCTAATTATTGTAAAAAATATTACCAATATTATTCAGGTAATTGCCGCTGCAATAGTATCAATAATGTTTGGTACACTTTCATTCTTGCTTTTAAAAAATGATTCATCAAAAAAGAAAGTTAAAAATTCAGATACAATATGCGCTGACAAGCCACAGGAACGAGATTATTCTAAGCAAACGGAATATGTCCAAGACGGTAACGTAATATACCGTGCAGATGGTAAAAAAATCTCTGATGAAGAAGTGCCATACCTTATGCAATTAGGATATGAAGAATCATTGCGTCAAACCGGACAATACAATGGCGAAGTTCTTGACACCTCATTTGTAGTTCAAAGTCTTGCAAAAAAAAAGAATGCAACTATTATACCAACATACCAAGAAATAATTAATTTTCCAACCAACTGTTCTTCAAAGATTTTGTCCACAGATATTTTCTTTCTAAAATACATCGATGGGCGTTCTGTGGAAAATGCAAATATTGCGCAATATTGGTACTATGAATATGGATTAAATTATGCGAATGAATTAAAAAAGCTCTACTCATCTGATATGCTAAGAATTTCAAATGTCAATATTTCAAAATTAAAAGTTGTGGATTTAAAAAATATACTTCGCCATTTCAATCTCCCATTATCGGGTAAGAAAGCTGACTTAACGAATCGGATTTTAGACAATATATCATCAGAAGATCTATCTTCTTTTTTAGGCGATTCAATTCATTATTTTTGTGCAACAAAAAAAGGGATTTCTCTCATTGAGTCGTTAAATGATTCAGCAACTTTCAATTTAGAGTTGGAGAATGAAGCCATTTCTTTAATATTAGATTATGATTATGAGGACGCTTTTAATTTAATTTGGAATTACAAAAAACAGACACCTGCTGAAAAAAATACTCATTATGAATACAGCTCCAGTATGGATGAAACATATAATTCTATAATGATCCCTTGTGGATTCTTTTATACATTAGAAAAGGATCGCGATATAGAGAAAAAAATAAGAGCAGCAATAGTCTTTTGCAGAATGTATGGTCTAGGGCAAGATAAAATCCGCAAATTAATAATGAGAATTTACAAAGAAAATGATCATATTTTTTCGGAAGATGCAAAAAATTTGATTAATGGCAGACTTCTATAATTCGTATACAAGCACTTTGACAATATAATACACTTACTTATTTTTTTCAAACTCTAGGATAGAGATAAACTAGAAGAAATGATAAAGAATATGAACTAAAGGAGTTGCTTTCAATAAAAAAAACGTCTCTCACCGAACTGATGTTTGATTATTGGAGGTACATATGACAAATGATGAGTTTATGGATTTACTCAAATTAAAAAAACATTTTTCTGATAGTAAAGTAATACTTCCAAATCCAGGAAAAAAGAATGATGTTCCAATTAAAATTGAATCTGATACTACGCGCGATATTTTCTATCTAGACACAGACAGAAAAAGTTCTATAACGCTCACAAAGAAAAAGCTTCAGCAACGTCACGCAAATAGTAACACAATGATGATTAGATTGGAAATTGATTGTCGACCTCATATGTATAGTGATGGCTCGTTTTCTTCAAGAAATCATATTCATATATTTGACGAGGAAAATGGAAATATTACATATGATTTAACTGGTAAATATGCTACACTATTTTCAAATATAGATAATTTTATGACAGTATTTTATGATTTTTGTAACATGTGCAATATTGATACCGTAAATGTTGATATACAGGATGTGATGTGATGGAAAATAATTTCAAGAAAAATTATTTGGATTGGCTCAATAAGAGCATTGATGAATACCAAATTAGTAAAAATATATATAGAATTACCCTGCCATATTTAGATAGAAATAACGATTGTACAGAAATTTTTATTAAAATTGATGGCAGCAAATACACCCTTACCGATGACGGAGAAACTATTGGAGAATTAGAATTATCAAACTTCAATTTATTTTCAAGTCAAAAACGGACTGATATTTTTAATAGTATTTTGCAATCTCATGGTGTAAAAATGTCCAAAGACAAAGAATTATATATCGAGTGTTCCAAAGATGAGCTTCCTCAAAAAAAGCATCTTCTCTCGCAATGTATGATTAAGGTAAGCGATTTGTTTTTTACATCTAAAAATACTGTCCAGTCGCTATTCTTAGAAGATGTACAAATCTTTTTAGACCAAAAGGATATTCGATATACACCAAATGTATCTTTTTACGGAAAAACAGGCTTAACTACAACATATGATTTTGCAATACCAAAGTCCAAAAATGCCCCAGAAAGAATCATTAAAGTAGTTAACAATATCGACCAATTACAAACCAATAATATTCTTTTTTTATGGGATGATACTAGACAAAATAGAAGTTCTGATTCTGTCTTATATGTGTTTTTACAAGACAAAGATAAGAAAATTTCAACTAATTCAATTACATCAATGGAAAACTATGACGTAGTGCCTGTAATATGGTCAAAACGCGAGTCTTTCGTAGCTGAATTGGCTAAATAAAAACCGCCCCACCATTAAGCGGAGCGGCAATGCAACTGCTCTAAATGAACAATCGCCCTAAGCAAGCATATTGTATCATTCGGAGCAGCCAACTGCAAGCGGAACACCAGTTCTCTGCTGGCTGTTATTTTTATACCCAAAAACTCCTCAATTTTGAGAAGATACAAAAGAAAGGATGGTACATATGAAAATTGAAAAACTCCCAAGCGGATCATACCGAATCAGGAAAACCTATAAGAAAAAGCTTTATACTGTGATTACCGAATATAAACCAACCAATAAGGAAGCTATTCAGCTCATCGCCGCCGAACTTGATAAGGCAGACACACGAACTTCCATACATATGACTTTTGAAGAAGCAGCTAATCAATATCTGGATGTGAAAAGAAACGTTTTATCGCCATCCACGATACCAGGATACAAAAGCAATCTTAAAAGTTTGTCGGATAATTTTAAAACCATTTATATTTCTGATATGACAGCCATTGATATTCAAAAAGAAATAAATGATTTTTCTGTATCGCATGCACCAAAAACAGTATATAATATTCACGGATTTATTTCTGCTGTCATGGGAATGTTCCGACCGGAACTCAACATAACAACAACTCTTCCACAAAAAAAGAAAAATGAAACCTACATCCCGACAGATGAAGAAGTCAAGGCTATCTTAGACTATGCTCATAAAAGAAATAGATATGAGGTTGCGCTGTTACTGGCTGCTTGCTGTGGATTGAGACGTAGTGAGATATGTGCCCTTACACCTGCTGATCTATCTGATGATAATGTGCTTACTATCAACAAAGCTATGGTAAAGGACGAAAATAATAACTGGGTAGTCAAAACCACAAAAACAACAGAAAGTGCCAGAGAAATTGCTATACCAGATTTTATTGCAGATCGGATACGCGAAAAGGGGATTATCACAGATTGTAATCCAAATCAGATATACAATGCGCTAGTTCGATATCAAAACAAATTAGGCATCACTCATTTTAAATTACATAGTATGAGGCATTACTTTTGTACAAAAATGTCAGAAGTGCTCCCAGAACAGGACGTATTAGAACTTGGAGGATGGTCGACACCTTATGTCATGAAATCTGTTTATCGTCATGCTACCATAAATAAAAAAATGGAAAAGCAAAAAAGTATAATGAATAATACTTTTAATGATTTTGACAAAAATAAATAAATCTTGTCATGAATCTTGTCATGAAATTACTGAACCGTTGATTTTTCAAGGTTTTTGAGGATTAATATTATGGGTTCAAGTCCCATCTCCTGCATTGGTACATTTACTCGGAAGCCTTGAGAATAGCGGTCTCAGGGCTTCCTTTATGTTTGAATTGATGCTACTTGGGGTGAGACCTATACTGCTTGTCCATTCAAAAGTGCACATATATCTTGCATCGAGTTCTTTCGAGCATAGCTATAATATTTTTCATTCGTCTCAACTGAGTGTCCCAATAATCGTGCTCTTTCAGTAACCGGAATACCAAGCGGAATAAATACATTGCTGTTCAACGACATACGAAATGCATGATTGTTAGTCACCTGAAATCCCAGGCTTCTACATAATGCCCGTAAACAATCTGAATATGCTTTTGTGTAAATCCATCGCCCTTCCCGATTACAAAATACATATTCTGATTCAATCCCCAAGGAATCCTGTACAGATTTTATCTCTGAGAGAAGATTCTTGATTTCAATTGTAATCGGAAATCTTCTTCCACCTTGGCTAAATCCCTTTTCATCCTTGGTCCAATCAACATAATAATAATTACGCCCGTTTTCCTTATACATTAACTGTTGCGCATGAATATGTATTGCATCCGCTTGTACGTCATCCCATTTCAGTGCGCAGAGTTCACCTACACGCATTCCAGTTTCAACGGAAAGTAAAATTGCATATCCCAAAATAAAATAACCATGGTATCGATTCTGTGTCATTCGACTGCGAACAGTTTTGGTTACCAAATCGATTTCTTCCTTTGACAGAATTTTGTTCTCCGCTTTTGCCTTCGTCCGCTCACATCCTTTTAGATAAACAGCATTCTTTACAAACGGAACAGGATTTTCTTTAATAATCCCATATTCCAATGCGTAAACAAATATAAGATTTAAAATACCTTTATATGCCTTAAATGCTGTTTCGATTGGATGAATTCTTTGAACCATTTCTTGCGTATACGCCCGAAGTTCTACCTTCGAAATTTCCCGAATATCTCGTGCGCCAAAATCAGATATGATAAACCGATTAAATGTTTGCCTATCTCTTTTAATAGTTTCCGGATTCACATTCTGAGTAGTCTGCTTTTCGGCAAGCGCTAATTCAAAAACCCCAGCAATACTCACATCACTAATTGCCAAACCGTAGTAATCAAACAACTTGTCAATAAGTATCTCTTCCGTTTTGCCATAAATCTTCTTTTTATCTGGCAAGATTGTCATATAGAGTCCTTTGCTATCCTTATATTCAATTTTTCGAGGCTGCCCGTCTTTGGTGACATGGACAGCAGATACTAACTGTTTCTTGAGTTTCCTTTCTTTTGTCATGATGTTCTCCTCTTCTTGAGAGGCGTCGACAGAATTAATAATACCACACTCTAATTGCTTTTTGATAGATTTCTTTTGAATTTCTAAATCATGTAATACAGATCTCGTTTCTTCTAATGCCATATTTTCTGTTTTCTTTACCATATGATTCGCTCCTTGTTCAATTACGGATTTCCCGTTCGGAACTAAATATGGTTTCTATGCCTTGCTAATATCTTGAATATGTAGAGTAGGCGGATGAAAATTTCATCCGCCCCTCATCAAACCGTGCATGAGG